CAAATATGTGATAAATACTTCATAGGAAATAACCAAGTGAAATTATTTGAAATGTTTGACGCAGCTATAGAAGGTTATCAGGATACTAGTTCTGATAACAGTAAACCTAAATGGAAAGAAAGCCGTAAAACAAAATTGACACTACGTCAAATCAGAAAGTTACGTAAAATGTTAGATGTTCGTAACTTTGAAAAAGCACAAAATCTAAAAAAATTGCGTAAGCAATATACCCCTGCAGCACCTGAACAACCAGGTCTTTAATAACAAAATCTCTTATCTTTATAAAAAACGTTAAAAATACGTACTTATTGAGTAGTTTTATTAGCTATGTGCTAAATATTTCTACACAAGCCATTCTATTCAGGAGACAAAATAATGGACAACAAAAAATTTGAAAAGCTAATTGATTTAATTATCAATGAAGACGAAGAACAAGCACGTGCTATGTTCCATGATATCGTGGTTGAGAAAAGCCGCGAAATCTATGAGAACTTAATGGCAGACGAAATGGACGAAGGTATGGGCGGTCAAGTTGGTGATTTATTAGATGAAATCGACCACGAAGAAGAAGGCATGACCGAAGAAGAAGACGAATTTGCTGATATCGAAGTAGATGATGACGGTATGGGCGATGAAGACAGTATGGAACTAGGTAGCGATGAAATGGATCACGAAGGTGGTGAAGAAGACCTAGAAGACCGTGTTGTTGACTTAGAAGACAAATTAGACGAACTCATGGCTGAATTTGAGCACCTAATGGGCGGAGAAGAAGGCGAAGAGCATGAAGAAGGTGACGAAGAAGAAGGCACCGGCGACGAAGATATGATGGAATCTGATGAAGAGGAAGAAGACTCTTTAGAAGAAAGTGAAGAAGATGATGAAGAGGAAGAAGATACTTTAGAAGAAGCAGTTCAACTAAAGAAAGTTTCTGTAACTCATGGTGACAATGGTCAAAATGCTAAAAGCGTTGTAAGCAGTGGTCCAAAAGTACCAGGCAACGGTGCTAAAGCTATTCATACAAATGACGGTAACACAGCAGGTGGTACAGTAAAGGCTCCAGCAACAATTCCAGGTAAGTACAAAAATGCTCCAGGATCAACTTTCTCTGAAAAGGGTGAGGCTGCACCAAAACCAAAACACGGTGATGACGGACAAAATAAGAAATCAGTAATTGAATCTAAAAAGTCTGTTAAGAAGCCAGTAGCTAAAACTACTACTAAGAAAATTGTTAAGTAAGGTAACCTGAGATAATGGCTTTGTATCTCAAAGAGAATCTCACTTTTGACCGCGCACAAATGGTGGTTGAAAGTGAAGGTGAAGGTAGTAAGAAGAGTCTTTATATGAAAGGCATCTTCATTCAGGGCGGGGTTAAAAACGCAAACGAGCGTGTTTACCCTGTGTCTGAAATAGAACTTGCCGTCAATACTCTAAACGAACAAATCACAAATGGTTATTCTGTATTAGGTGAAGTAGATCACCCAGATGATTTAAAAATCAATTTGGATCGTGTGTCACATATGATTACTAATATGTGGATGGATGGTGCAAATGGATTTGGAAAATTAAAGATATTACCAACTCCAATGGGACAACTAGTTTCAACTATGTTAGATAGCGGAGTGAAGTTAGGCGTAAGTTCTAGAGGTAGCGGTAACGTTGACGAAGGAACAGGTAAGGTTAGTGACTTTGAAATAGTCACTGTGGATATTGTCGCACAGCCAAGTGCACCTAATGCATACCCTAAAGCAATTTATGAAGGCATGATGAATATGCGTCATGGTCATAAAATGTTGGATATTGCAAAAGATGCGCAGAACGACAGTAAAGTACAGAGATACTTGAGAGAAGAGGTAACTCGTCTTATCAAGGATCTCAAAATTAAATAAGGGGAAATAAGCATGTTTGATGCTATCAAACCATTACTTGAGAGTGGTCTTATCAATGAAGAAACTAGCCAAGCTATTAACGAGGCATGGGAATCTAAATTGAATGAAGCTCGTGAACAAGTACGTGCTGAATTACGTGAAGAATTCGCACAACGTTATGAACATGATAAAAATGTAATGGTAGAAGCCCTTGATAATATGGTAACAGAAAGCTTACAGGCTGAAATTGAAGAGTTTCAATCTGAGAAAAAAGCAATGAACGAAGACCGTGTTAAGGCTCAACAAAAATTGCGTGAAAATGCAAACAAATTCAATAATTTTATGGTAGAAAAACTATCAGAAGAGATTAAAGAATTACGTAGCGAGCGTAAAGTACAATTGGAAAGTCAACAAAAGTTAGAGCAATTTATTGTTCAAGCTCTTGCGAAAGAAATTAAAGAATTCTCTCAAGACAAACAAGCAGTTGTAGAAGCAAAGGTTAAGTTAGTTGCTGAAGGTCGTCAACAGTTGGAAGCATTGAAGGCACGTTTTGTGTCTGAAAGTGGAAAGCGTGTTAACGAAGCTGTTGCTAAACATCTAAAGGGTGAATTAAGCCAATTGAAAGAAGATATTAAGACTGCTCGTGAAAACGATTTTGGTCGTAAGATTTTTGAATCTTTCGCAAGTGAATTCTCTGCAACTCATTTAAATGAGAAAGCAGAAACACGTAAGTTGTTTGCTCAACTTAAAGAGAAAGATGCACAATTAGCAGAATCTACTAAACAAATCGCTGAGACTAAGAAATTAGTTGAAAGTAAAGAACGTGAAGTTCGTATTATTAAAGAATCTACAAGTCGTCAAAAGACTATGGATGAATTGCTAGGAACTCTAAATGAGGAAAAAGCAAGTGTAATGCGTGACTTACTAGAAAGTGTGCAAACACCAAAATTGCAAGCCGCTTTCGACAAGTATCTACCTGCAGTGCTAAACACGATTACTGAAAAGAAAGAGTCTAAAAAGACTGTTCTATCAGAAAGCGCAAAAGCAGTTACTGGAGATAAAGCTACCGCAAAACAAGAAGTTGAAGAAACACCACGTGATAACGTGATTGATCTAAGACGTTTGGCAGGTATTTAATTTAAGACATTGAATTTAGGAGAAAAATAATTATGTCACAAGTTCTATTAGAAGGTCGTTGGGACGAGACCAAAGAAGCCCTACTTGAAGGTCTTAAAGGTACTCGCCGTTCAACAATGAGTGTTATTTTAGAGAACACTAAGAAGTCATTACTAGCTGAGTCTTCAGCAGGTACAACTACATCAGGTAACATTGCTACATTGAATCGTGTTATTCTACCAGTTATCCGTCGTGTAATGCCAACAGTTATCGCTAACGAGTTGGTAGGCGTTCAGCCAATGACAGGTCCAGTTGGTCAGATTCACACATTACGTGTACGTTATGCAAATAACATGAATGATACAAGTGCAGCATTGACTAGCGTAACAGCTGGTGAAGAGGCATTATCACCATTCAAAATTGCACAAGCTTACTCAACACAGCCAAGCAGTAGCAATAGCTCAACTATCTATACTGGTAACAATACATCAGTACTAGAAGGTAATGGCGGTAAGCAAATCAGCGTTCAAATTCTACGTCAAGCTGTTGAAGCTAAGTCACGTAAGTTGCAAGCACGTTGGACATTTGAAGCTGCTCAAGACGCACAATCACAACATGGTATTGACGTTGAAGCAGAAATCATGGCAGCTCTTGCACAAGAGATTACTGCTGAGATTGATCAAGAGATTCTTTTAAGCCTACACACATTGGCTACAACTGAGTATACATACAACCAAGCTACAGTATCTGGTACAGCTACTTTCGTTGGTGATGAGCATGCAGCTTTGGCAGTATTGATTAATCGTGTTGCTAACTTGATTGCTCAACGCACACGTCGTGGTGCAGGTAACTGGGCAGTTGTAAGTCCAGCAGCTTTGACAGTATTGCAATCAGCAACTACTTCAGCATTTGCACGTACAACAGAAGGTACATTCGAAGCTCCAACAAATACAAAATTAGTTGGTACATTGAACGGTGCAATGCGTGTATTCGTTAATAGCTACGCAGCAGATACACAACCAGTATTGGTTGGATACAAAGGTTCAAGCGAGACAGATGCAGCAGCATTCTATTGCCCATATATTCCTTTGATGAGTTCTGGTGTTGTTCTAGATCCAGGTACATTTGAGCCAGTAGTATCATTTATGACTCGTTATGGTTATATCGAGTTAACAAATACTGCATCATCATTTGGTAATGCAGCTGACTACTTGGGCGAGATTGCTATCGCTAACACATTATCATTCCAATAATAACGGAATAAAACTTACAACCCTCGGGATGGGAAGTTTACTTAAAAGGCTCTATAGAGCCTTTTTTGTTGGCTATAGTATCTACAAAATAAATAACTCAAAGGACTAACAATGAAAGGTGAATGGTGTTATTTTAGTAAACATTTCTCTGTAGAAATGTGTGAAAAAATTCTAGAATTAGGATTAAAAATACCAAGTCAAGATGCTTCTATGGGATTGGCAGGTGTCAATGAAGTAAAATCTGATGACTATAGGCGTAGCAAAATTAGATTTTTAGAATCATCAAATTCTGATTTTGATTTTTTATTTGATGATATATGGAAAATGGGAATACAAGCCAATCGTGATTGGTTCAATTTTCACATTACGAATTTATCATTCATTCAACTGGCTGAATACGATAGTTCATATAAGGGCGAATACAAAAGACATCACGATGTTTTTTGGATTAATAATAGCATCTATCATAGAAAACTAACTTGTGTTATACAATTAAGTGATCCTAATACTTATGAAGGTGGAGATTTTGAAATATTCAATCAAAATCAAAAACCTAATAAAGAAGAAATTCGTGAACAGGGTACAGTAATATTCATACCCTCATTTATAGAACACCAAGCAACACCAGTTACATATGGTACAAGACACAGTTTAGCAGTATGGTTTGAAGGTCCTAAATGGGTGTGACATATAAATTACATATATAATTCAAGGCTCAATGGAGCCTTTTTTGTTGGCTCTACACGATGCTATTATCAAAAAATGATAAATAATTAAATATAAAGATAATTCGGGGATATACATGTCATCAGATCCATTCAATGCGGTAGGCGGTTATACAGTAGGTATTCCACCTATAC